GCGGCAAACAATGCCGGATCAATAGCATTTGGATTTGTTAGTTGCGCTCGCGTGACCGCTTCAAGAACGCGTTGGTTCTCTTGCGCTGCCATTGCACGGTCTTGCGCCCAACGCTGACTAATCTTCTGCTTGACAACATCCCTAATCTCGCGCCGATCAATCAGTCCAGCGATAGCCAGTGCCTCTTGTTCTGTTTGTGGCCGTCGAGCGGCATCCCTGTTTATGATTGGGTTAACGTCATTGACGCTACGATAGTCAATTGGTTCACCGTTACGAAGGATTCGATACGACACCGGGGTATCAATTCCAAATGAGCCAATTGCCTCGCCTCGCTTTAATCGTTGACCCTCAAATAAACCAACATCTCCTTTGCCTTCAACTTGCAAATCAGAAAAGCCTTCAAAGAACACTTCTGACCCGTCATTCATCCGAATTACCGTCTCTTTTCCTCTCTTGCCAATGACAATGCCATCCGATGGGCTGACAACAGGAGTGCCAGCCTCAGCAGTAATTGACGCGCCAACAGGAATTGTTGCGCCGTCTTTGCCCGGTCGAGTGACAAGGACGTATTCGCCACCCTTTACAGGCAACTCATTGTTGGATGTGCCAGCCGTAGTGGTAGTCGTTCCGTATAAAGAGATAGATTCCTCAATTTGGCTTGCCATCTGTCGGTCGCGGTTTGCTGACACCGATGTCAACAGGCTTTGCGCTGCGTTCTCGTCAATGTACTTTTTGTCTTTCTGTTCAACAACGTAGTCAAGCGCAGCCTGGTATTGATCTTTGAGCATTAGTCGGTTGACAACACCGCCTGTGATGGCAGTTCTAACCCCGCGTTCCAACTCAAGCATTTGCTGCGAGTTGACCGGAACACCAACACTTGCTGCTCGCCTTTGCGTTTCGGCAATTGCTGCCCCTTCGGCGGCATTGAATGGGCCAATTGGATTGCCTTTTTGATCAACTTGGTCGCGAAATTCGGAATTGTTTATTGCTTCACTAGTTAACGACGTTACATATGCCTGTGACTCGTTTGCAGCGTATCGAAATGCTTCTTTGCTCTTGTGATCGAGCATCTGCGCTCGGTATTGAGTCATGTGGCTAGACGCTGCTTGCATGAACATCGCCTTCTGCGTGTCATTGCCAAGTCCGTCCATCACCGAGTTTGCAGACGATGACAACGCGTCTTGCGTTGCCTGGTAGTTGGTGTCAGCGTCCTTGCCATAGGCATTGAAGTAGCCGTTCTGACCGCGCAATACATCTTGCGCCTGCGCCTGCCATTGCGTTAAAGCCTGTTTGGCGTTGCCGTCATTCAGGTTGTCCTGCATGATCGCGCCGATGCGGTACTCCACATTGCCGGCTTGCACCATTGCGTTCCCAAGTTCGACCGCTTGACCCGCTGCTAGGTTCTGTGCTGGCTGACCAGGCGTTGCCTCAAACGGTGCAATACCCGCTTGTGATGAAATGTCGGCTTGTGGCACAAACGATGTTGGGACTGTTGGCATATGTACCTTTAGAATCTGCGTTGTGATTGCGCTGCAACAAGTTCATCCATACGACGCTGTGTAGCCCACGTTGACCCGATACTTGAGGCACTACCAAGCAGACTGCTAAACGAACTGGAGTACGGGCTAATTGTGCCAGCGGTAGCCATGAGGTTGTTCGCGCTTGTACCTGCGATCACACCTTGGTTGATGTAGTTGATCCGCTGCGCTCGCGCTGCCTCGGCCTGACGTACGGCGTTAGAACTGATGGTCAACTTGTCAATTTCCTTGATCAAGTCCATGCTTGCGGTGACCTCACGCGCACTGCCGACACCACCCTGAATTCCTCTCGCTGCCATCGACGCGGTAGCCGATGCACGGCGTTGACCTGCACCCATCGTGTATTGACCGATTGCCCGTTCGCCAGCAAGGAGCGACTGCTGCGCTTGCATCTCAGCACCGCGAGCGTTGATTGCTGACATCTGCGCCTGAAACCGTTGGTTCTGCGCTTGCATCTTGAGTTGCGTCTTCTGACTGTCAGCCGCGTAGAACGAACCGATGGCACTGTTGACAGCACCGAAGATTGACACGATTGAACCACCCATCATCAACGCTTCGCCGCTCGTCCAACTTGTGCCGGCTGCACCGCCCATAGCAGGGAGTGTTGACCCACCCGCGCTGTACCCGGCTGGGGTTGGTGATGAACCAAGGATGTTCATCAAACTGCCCGACGATGCTGCGTATGAAAATGCACTCATGTCTTTCTCCTAGTTAACTGCCTACAACAACCTCTGTGGTGATTCCGACAATTGTCAACGGAAGTGGGTCAGACTGTCGCATGTAAATCTGTCCTGACTGCGCCCAAGTAGGGGTCATCAACACGCTTACTTCGTCTGACTTGAGTGATGGCGGCGAACCGTACGGCTCAAAGGTGCGCTGCTTCGCCTCTGTCAACTTGTTCTCGTCAGGCCCGATGAAGATGCCCGATGACTGGAACACCCGAATCCATGCCTGGTTGACGTTCTTAACTCGACCCTGCCCGAACGCCTCGATGTTGATAGCAACCGGGAGGGTTTGCAGATCGCTGTTGTACGGCAACCCAACTTGGATCTTGACGCATGACCGGGACAAGACAGCCACTCCACCCGTCACCACCGCCTGCGGCATTACAGCACCGTCACCAAGGATGCTGACCGTCTTGCCCTCCAAATGCGTCAGCCCACCCACGCTGTCACGCGCAAACCCCCACACAGCGGTCGGAGTTGCCCGGAGAGCGACAGGAAGGACTTTGTCCACCTTGGCGGTTGCGGTATCAGGAAACCCCGTAGCGAGGATTTTGAGGCGGTACTTGTTGCCGAGCGCATCTGTCAACACAATGGCATCGCCGACATCGGATGTCGATGGGGATGGGCTGAATATGCCTGTTGATGCGGTGATCGCCAAGGTGTCTGCCGGCCCCCAGGTTGTGCCGCCCGTAACAGTCACGGTGGTCGCGCCTGTGTTGTTGCCGTTGTAGGTCAGCCCTGAGTCTACGAAGAATGAGTCCTCAAGGGTCGTGATCTGCCTTGTCTCCATGCGCTCAACGTACCGCACTGAGTTGCCGTTAACAGTTCTGCGAACGATGACGTACAGGGCATCCTCAATCCCTTCTGCCACAACGCAGCAGGACTCAAAGATGCCATCGGTTTCATGCTGATGCCATGCCCCGATTTGCTGTTCAGGGATGTAGGTTAGTCCAAGCAGTTTGCCAGTCGATGAAACAAACCACAGCAGTGGCTGCGGACTCTTGGCAAAGCACATGTCAGATATTGTGTAGTTGTCAAACAGGTGTGCTGATCGAATTGACAGATCACCAGTAACGAATCCGCTCGACTGCCATGAATAGCCAAGTTCACGAACATGGCCGCCGCGAGCCGCGCAATACACCATGCTGTTGTTGATGATTTCCGGCTGGACATTGTTTGCACCAACATATGACTGAGGACGAACAGACACGGTTGTCGGTGTAATCGCGTCCGAGTTGATCGGGCTGACGCGCCACTCTGCTGCACTTGTCAACAGCAGCAATTGATTTAACGGGACAACATGGCGAATGGTGTTTGCCTCACGGGCGGCAACACGGATGTTGACACGGTCGTCGTCTTTGACCGGAAGCGAGTACGACATGTCGCTTTCCGTACCGGAGCGGGTCATCCACATGGTCTGAGGCTCGTTATTCGTGCCTGCAAACACGCGCCGCTGCTCAAAGTAACTCACAGCCTGTGGGTAATTATTTGTTGACGCAAACACAGTGTCAACAATCGGAGGTGTTGTCCCCATGTCAGGTGCAATGTTGTCATCGGTAAATGCGTTACTCGAAGTTTGTCCGATATAACCATACAATCCGCTTTGACGCTTGTAGATGTTGTATCGCAACGCACCGGGAACTGCTGTCCATGTCAGGTCATTCGACGCGCCTGTCACATTCAAGTTGTTAAATACTGTCCCAGGTGGACTAGCAACACTTTCGTCTAGGCCGTTGGAAGCAATTGATGTAATGACATAAAAGTTGTCAAGGTCTTGCGACTGGTTGGCGTACTGAATACTTCCACCACCCCCGTAGGCAGTAAATGTCGTACTGTCAAAGTGCGCTCCAGTCGTGTAATACTGCACTTCTAATTTAGTGCTAGGCGTGTTCTTATGGACAATCCAAAATCCATTTGCCTGTGTCATTCCAAGGACACCGCTAATTTCAATCGGATCGCCGTCAGTTAGATTGTGATCTGCAACCGTTGTGATGACCGCAATAGCAGCAGTTGTAATTCCGGAAATGTTCATAGAACGACCGCGAATAGCCGTCACTGTTGGAGCGGCTGGCGCAGGAATTGGCGACGCAAACAAGATTGTTGACAACACCCAAGTCGTTGCACCCAATCGGCGCAACTCGCGGGGCGCGTAGTTGGGGTGAACGATGGTCAGCACATCGCCTGACTGCACATAGTGCAACCCAAACAAGTCAGCCTCTTGGTATGGCGTTGGGATCTCATACGCTGTGGTTGGTACGAGATACCAAAAGGATGCGTTTGGTGGAGCCGTTGCAAGCGGAACAGCAGCCGTTGCGTAGTACACCAATCCTCCGCTCGACACAAGCGCACCAACTGCGTATGTCAATGCGGCGTTATAAGCAGCCGGCGTTCCAACCTGCAAGGTCGCTGCGTTCGTGTGGAAACGGAGGTAGCCATTGCCAAACTCCAACACCATTGTTTGGGTGGTGCTGTAGGTAAACGGGATGATTCGCGTCTTCTTGGTGCTGTCCTTGACTTCCTTGACGAAGCGAGTGCCGGGACGGTTCTCTGCTGGCCCTTGCGGGGTGGCAATGAAATTGAGCAACTTTGCCGCGCCAGTCTGAAACTTGACATCGTCAAGACGACCGAACATCTCGGGTGACAACTCACCGCCGGCGAAGGAACGGAAGAATGTACGCGTTGTTGGCATGTTTATCTCCCGGCTGACCAAGGAACAATGTGTTCAACCTTGATGTTTCGCATGTTCGCATCCGAAGAACGCGCTTGTGACAAATACCCAGCCATCATTTGCATGCAACGCTTTGCCTCTGCCGCACCAATGTCGCCCTTGACAATTGGGCCTGCGAGCAAGGAAGCCAACTTCCACGACAGCGTCATCACAAAGAGCGGCGTGAACTTGGTAGGGTCGGACACAAGCGACTGATATCGCAGCATCGCGTTCTCTTGGTTCGTGTAAATCACGCTGTTGCCAAGGTCATCTGCCTCAACGCAATACTGCTGCGGCACATACTGACCACCCACCACCACCGGGGCGTAGTTGTTGCCGAATCCAGGCGAATCGGTGAAGATGAACTGCGACGAATAGTCGGCGTTTGCGTTTGGTGGCAACACAGACACGATGGTCATGCAGTCACCTGGTGCGGCGTATGCGTACTTCCACTCAGGCCACAGGTTGGTGACAAGTGCAAGGTTGACACGTTTAGAACCGAAGTTCCAATTGTGCATTTGCAACAGCGAGTCACGGGCAATGGGGTAGAAGCGGCTGCACAAAGACGCTTGCACGGACGCTTCAGGTGGGTTGATGCTTGATACAGAAGCCTCGTCCCCGATGTGTGATAGAGCAAGGTTGCAGATGTCAACTTCCGATGCCATAGAAACCTCCTAGAAACAAGGGGGAGTCGCGGTTGCCCAACGACTCCCCCATTGCATCAATCAAATCAAAGAATCACTCCTCACCAGTGTCATCAACTTCAACGCGCTTGCCCTTGGTCTTCCACTTCCTTCCGGAAGCATCAACCGTAGGCTCGCCGTTGCCAACGCCCCTGACCAATTCCAGGCACTCGTTGGAGTCACCGTTGTATTCAAAGACATCACCTTCCTCGCGGATTGAGTTGTCAACGAAACACTTCACTAACGCTTTGTACATTGGCATGGATGATTCCTAATTAAGCAACAGTGAATCCAGAGGCGTAGAACTTCTTGCCGTCCTGAACGTCCTTGGTGATGTAGCCACAGTAGGAACCGGCAGATGCCGTTCCAATGACGATGTAGCGCAGTCCAAGATACCGAGCAGCCTTGGACGATTCCGTGGTTGCGTTGTATCGAAGAATTGGGTTAAGAGTAATTGTGTGTACCGAACCAGCGGTCAGCGCAGCAATTGGAATTGCTCCGGTTGAGCCGCCAACAATAAGACCAGTGGTCAATGCAGTGTCGGTTGCGTAAATCGCATCCCACTGCACTGAGGTAGCACCAGTAACAGCAGCGACAATGTGAATCATGAAGGACAATT